CTCCTTATGAGTTTGATATTCCGTATAGGTAAAAGGTTGAATTAGTAACATAATTATCGCTACCATCACAAATAAACTGTAATGAAGTGATTGCAGTATTTTCCGATTTTAAACCAGCAGTAAGATTTAAATAAGCCTCAGTAGCATTAGTTTCTCCAGCCCCATTTATACTTATTGATTTATAAATGGAAGTAGAAGTGTAATTAGGTAAATACAATTCCATATTGCTAAAAGTATTAGCCGTAGCATTGGCACCAACACCAGGGCCAACATAAATAGTCGTACTATTATTACTTGTAGCCGAACTACCATCTCCAAATATTGCCCTATAAGTTTGATTTGTTGAGGTTGAATTTACATTCAATTTTACAATTCCAAAAACTGCCGCTGTTGTTTGCCTTGTACTAATTTTAACTAATAAATCAGTATAAGTTTGAGGAATTGAAGTAAAAGTAACACTAGCAATATTTGAACCGAGTGTTTTGCCTTCTATCAAAGTATATGTATTTGCCATTATGCCGCCAATATTCCGTATAGGGTGAAAGTTGCACCGCTTGACCAATTACTGCTACCACCAGCATTTAATGCAATACTTGTAATTGCAGAAGTTGAACGCCACAAACCTGCTATTGCATACACTTCGGTTGTGGTTAAATTGTATCTACCTAAAGTGCTTTTATAAGTAGTTGTATTAGAATAATTTTGAATTTGAATTATTGCAGTAGATGGAATTGTTGAACTCATACCAATATTGTAATCTCCAATTAAAATACCTGATGATGAGTTAGACAATTTTGATGATGACGCCGAACTACCATTACCTGCTATCCAAGTTGAGGAATAATTTGTTCCTGTATCAGAATTAAATTGCATAAATGGTGTTTGTTGAACTGCATTTTTTAAGTTTGCACAAACAATCACTAAATCGGTATAACCACTAAATGAACTAAAGGTAACACTAGATTGCGCACTACCTAAAGTGGTAGTTGTTATCGGTGTATATGTTGAACCTGCGGCCATTGTGATTACCCCTTAATTCCGTATAAGGCGAAATGAGTATATTGAACAAAAGATGCGCTACCTGAACCAAAGAATGTTAAACTTGTTATTGCGTTGGTATTAAACCAACCAGCACTTGTAAAATTTAAACGACCACTACCATTCAAATCAGTGCCACCTAACATTCTTATTGTTTTATTTTTTGTAGAACTAGAATAATCTAAGATGTCCCAAACGGATACAGCAAAAGTATTTGCTAATGCGCTTGACCCTGTTGAAATCATATAATCAGTATTGCTTGAATTACCACCACCATCTGCGGTTATACTTGACCCATCCGCTAAAATTGTATGATAAGAATAATTTGCACCACTATCACCATTAATACGCATTGCTAAACTGTTAAGAGTTAATGCTCTACTATCTCTACTAATTGCTCTTATTTGTAAATGTTTATAGGTTGAAGGTATAGAACTAAAAGTAATAGTTGAACTACCACCTGAACCTACTGTTACTGTTGCAATAGATTCGTAAGAACTATTTACTACAACGGCAGAACCATCCCAAAAGTTAGAAGTTCTTGGAAGTTTGTTACCGATTCGTGAAGCGGAAGCAAAGCGAATTGCCATTAAACAATCTCGCTTCCAAATGCTGAGAATGAAAGGGTTGCGCTAGAAGCATAAACAGTAATCACATCAGTAGTTGCTAAAGTAACTCCAAGAGTAAGGGCGGTTGTATCATTTGCTGCAATGGCAATATCGTAAGCAAGATAATGTTGTGCTGCAAGGGTTGCTCCAGCAGGGCGAACTGCTATGCGATAGGAAGCAGATGTGGCTGCTTGGTTACATATGCTAATTGTAGATACTACTGTTGAGGTAGAAGCAGGTACCGTATAAAGGGTGGTTGCTGTTGTTGCAGATGGATTGGACTGTCCCAATACCTTATAGGTCGTTGCCATTATTCTCCTTAGATTTGATTATTTAGAAAGTAGTGCTGCAATTTCAGCAGTAGATAAACCTAATACAGCAAGTTTAGTTTCAGCAGAAGCAAGGGCTGCTGCCTTATTTATAATAGATTGATTGGCTTCTGCTTCAAGACGAGCCGCCTCAGCATCAACCTCTGATTGAGTTAAAGGTGAAACGTTTTGAGTGCTCCATACAATAGTGTTTATATCATTGTCGTTTAATGTAAATTCTACATCTGGGCGTAAAGATTGAATTGCTCTCATTGTCCAGTTCATACTAATGCCTCCTGTAAAATAACAATTGATGGACTTATACCACCAATGTAAGAAGTATTGCCACCACCGCTGGTTGTTTTGAATTGTAATTTATATGTAGTTGATGATGTTGTTGCTGGAGAATCAAGGAATGACATACTAATTGGCATAAACATTACTGCACCAGTCATACTGCTAACACCTTGAACAGTATATTCCATTCCTGATTCATAAATTGATGTTGAACCACGAACTATTTGAACAAATATACCTGGAAGTCTATTGTTTGATGAACCATCAGCGAAAAATGAAAAGTTCATTGTTACTAAAACTTTACTTGTAGAAAGAGTTGGAGTTATAGAAGCAGTAACATTTGTTGCATCTGTGTAACTTGTACTGGTTGTTGATGTTTGTGTTGTAGTTGTTGCTTGAATTGTTTGACCAATACGAGGAGTGGTAGTTACTGAAGCCCATTTAACACCAGATGTTTCAGCAGAGTCTGCTGTAAGAACATAGTTGTTTGTGCCAACTGTAAGTGCAGTCTTAGCATTACTAGCAGTTCCAACTAAGATTGTTCCTTTGGCTGTGTAATCAGATGTACCAATTACTGAACCAGTAACTCCGTGTACTCCAGTAGAAGCAGCAATATGGGTTTGAGGTTCACGTACATCTTGTGCTGAAATAACGTGGCGAACTACTGCACCAATATTGTGTGCTTGGGCTGATGTTCCATCAAGCCCACGACTAACAGATAATGTAAGACCAGCAGCACCCGTTACGCTAACTAACTCTTCAGTTGCTGTATCGTAATCAACTGCTAATGTAAAAGGATAACTGGTTGGAAAACCAGTTGTAGCACCAACTACTATTGTGGCTGACCCTGATGTTGCATTTGATGTAAGGGTAGTATCTTGAGCGATAGAACTGTAATAACGATTGACGGCCATAGATTATCCTTAAGAGGTGTAGTGGGTGCGTGGGGGGAATTGCTCTTGTAGGCGACGTACTTCTACCTGCAAGCGTTGCTGGTATAACTGATACATATAACGAGATATGTTTGCTGCTGACCCAATTGGATCATTTGATTGCTGCGAGTCTGCTTCAGCAGTTGCAGCAGGTACACGACCCATATCAAGATATGCGGCAGTTCTATATGCAGCACCAAGAATAATTACTTCTCGTGCTGACTCAGGTAATCCTGTTTGAGAAAAGTCATCCGTATCAAACTGTAAGTTTGATGGTTTTCTTGTGTAAGTAACCATCACAGTTCTTCCTGGAATAATTCCTTCACGGATTGATATTGTTTTACCGCTATTCCAAGTTAATGGGTTAGCCATTTTATCCATACGATAATGGCGAATAGGTAACCACTCAAGAGAAGGTCCTATTGTTTGCCACGATGCACCTATTACATCAATTGCATCTTGAGGTAATATGTATGTGGTTCTTGCTGCTTGAAAATTAAAGGTTGTGTAGTAAGTTCCAAATAGATCTGGATATACTCCATCAATTGCTAAGTTAATATTCTTACGAATTACTGAGCGTGGGAAAGATGGGGCAATAGTTACACGAGTACCAACAGTATGAGGTGCTGGTTCAGTATTACGGAATCCTCTGCCATAAGAAGGGATTGTAGCAATATTAGTAGTACGGTCAAATGAATCTACCCAAATGAGTTCTTCATCAATTTCAACAATACCTCTAGTCAATACAGTGCCATCGGCTACTGTAAAAGTTAATGCTGTTGAAGTAAATGCTGCTGTTAAATATGTAGCCTGATCTTGACGGTTGGTATAACCAGTAAGAGATAAGGTTGTTTCATCAATTATATCTGCAAAAGTTGTCACGATGCTATCCTCGCTGCCGCTTCATTAATACCTAAACCAGTTGTACCTGCAAGTGCGTTAAGGACGCCTTGCAGATCTAAACCTAAATTCTTTCCGCTATTGCGGCTGGCGTATAGAGAATTTAAAGCACCTGCTATTGCATAACCTTTAGTTCCAGCCCATACATTTGCTGCACCTTGTGCATCAAGAGTAGGGACTCCACCACTTAGCGTTGACGCTAAACGATTCAGATGATAGGTGTATGTGTAGCCATCGCCTGCTGCCATTATTTGCTCTCCTTAATTATTTCGCCAGTTTGAATATCTTTGCGAAGTTTGATGGATCCATTCTTTCTTAGAATTACAATGTTGCCATCTTTTATCTGGGTCTTGTTAAACCCGTCGTGGCGTTTATACCGACCCGACGACATTACTTAGTTCCGCCTACGCCTTTATATAAGCCGTATGGTGTTGCTGTTGGCTTACCAGTTAGGTTCTCTGGAGTTCCGCCAATTGCAGTTTTGTTACATCCACATTCTACGCACATATTATTTACCTTTCTTTTTAGTTTTTTTAGCCGCTGCATTATCTACCAAATTTGGATATGGTCTACCTGCTGCTTTTGCCCTTGCTTTTGCATTTGCTTTTTGTGTTGGAGTTAAAGGTTTAGAAGTTTTGTTAGGATTCTTTTTATCCCAAAATTCTTTTTTCACTTGCTACCTTTATTTCTCTTAGAAATACTTGCTGCCTTTTTCTTAGCATCTGCTTTGCTTGATGCTCCCCAAGCCTGTAAAGAAAGTAACAAGCGAGTAGGTTCACCATTTGGTTTACGTTCAGGTCCTGGCATATTTCCCATACGTGCTAAGAAAGATGCTCTGCGTGGATTATCACCAGATTTAACTGGTGGCTTTAAGTTACTGCCTTGTGCCTTAGCACTAGCACGTCCCTTTGCATTTAAGCCACCTTTAGGATTCTTGCCTTCTTTGCGTTGCCAGGCAGGTGACTTAGCCATTACTTATTTTTCTTCTTTGCTGGAAGAACTTTCTTAAGATTTGGATTTGCTTTCTTTGCTGCTGGAGATGCTTTGCGAGTAGCAGATGCGAGGATTGCACCAGCACGTTCCATCGGGATGCCTTGCTTCTTGGCTATCCCTGCTTGGGCTTTCTTGAAACCCATTCCTTTTTTCGCTGCGGCCATAATTATTTACCTTTTTTCTTAAGGATAGACATACCCTTTTTAACTTCACGTTTAACTTCCTTTTTAGATTCAGGCTTTTTTAACTCAGCCTTCTTCATAGCCTTTGATTCTGTTTTCTCATAAGCAGCGTATGCTGCTTTCTTTGTAATCTTTTTTGCTGCCATTTTATATTGCTCCTGTTTCTTTCATTACTGTAGCGTGTCGTTTTGTTATCTTACGTGCAGCAGGCATAGCCTCTGCATTGTAAGCAACTCCCAGTTTTTCACTTGCTTCTTTGGCTTCATTAATCTTTTTCATAGTGGTGCCAGATGGTTGAATACCTTCTGCTCTAGCACTGCGGTATGCAGATAACTCAGCATCCCATTTCTTTTGTGGTAAAGAATCTGCTCTACCAGCATCGCCAGTGTTAAGTTCTAGTGTACGTACTTTGCAAGCAAAGCAACTGTCATTATAATCAGTATGCTGAGCGTGATCTGTGAATACATCTTCGGTAATAAAAGGGTGTTCACTAGTTTCTTCACAGTTGACACATCCATATCTGGTAGGTATTGAATCGTATTTTTCATTTAATCCCCAAGTTAATACTTTTGAAGTATGACTATGTTCCATTATTTAAGTTTCTCTTTCATAAAATCTATATTGCGTAGTATGCGTTCTTGTTCTGGACCATTTGCTTTTGCTGCCTGTTGAGCAAATGTTAATGCTTCTTGGTAATGTCCGAGATTAAAAGCAGAAACTGCTGCCAAATCGTAGGCTTTCCAATCCCAGATAGCGGACTCGTGGCAGTAGTGGACTGATCTAGGTAAGTCCATAATGTTAACAGAGGCGTCAAGACAGGCTGTCCAGTCTCTTCTTCTGTAAGCATCTATCGCCAATCCGTACCAAGGTTCACCCTCAGTTGGTAGAATTTCTACACCTTTTTGATACCAAGCAGTAACTTCTTCGGCTGGCTTCTTTAAATAAAAAGCCGCTTCCGCTAACCATTTACATACTGCTGCTTGTTCTACATTCCAGGCTTTGTCTTTAAGTTCTAGGGTTCTAGTTCCTGCCCTAATTACATCTTCCCATTTTTGGTAGAAGTAATATTCTCTAGTCATATATGTCCACATACGTGGATCATCTGGATGTTCTTTAACGGCTAGTTCTAATAATTCTGTATATTGTGAGCGAGACTTTGTATCATCTGGTTTATGTTCTATTAAAGCAGATTTAATCTCACAATATTTAGCAAGGCCTTCTTTGTAAAATACTGCTACTTCGTGGCAAGGATATCTCCAAAGCCAACCAGTTCTTGAATGAAGTTTATCTTTAAGCCATCTGCTGCCAGTATCAAATGTAATCCAACCGTGATCGGATCCTTCAACCCAACCTCTGCGAACTTCCTTAAAGAAGTTCTTACTTGGCACTTCATCTAAGTCTAAGAATAAACATACATCTACATCTTCAGGTACTAATGCTAGTGAAGCATTTCTTGCTACATCAAACCTAAAAGGTTTAACGCTTATTTGGTGAACTGTTACTCCCAGTTCTTTAAGTTTTTCTTGTGTACCATCTGTGCTACCAGTATCAGCAACGATACGATAATCAGCACCTTCAGTGGCTTTCGCAAACCTTTCACAATGTTTTATTTCGTTGAGCGCAATTGCATATACTGCTATTTTCATATTGTCTGAATTGTAACATATATCCTAGTTACATTCCGCCTAGCATTAAAATTAATGGCAATCCTGCGCCGTCAGTTCCTGTCGCTCCAGTGCTTCCTGTTGCACCTGTCGCTCCTGTAGGTCCAGTTGAACCAGTAGGACCAGTTGGTCCAGCAACTGTGCTGTTAGCACCAGTTGGTCCAGTTGCACCCGTTGCACCCGTTGCACCAGTAGCACCGTTAGTTCCGTTAGTTCCTGTTGCGCCAGTACTACCTGTGGCACCAGTCGCACCAGTAGGTCCAGTAGGTCCTGTCGCTCCGTTAGAACCATTACTACCAGTTGCTCCAGTTGGTCCAGTGATGCTAGAACCTGTGGCTCCAGTCGCACCTGTTGGACCAGTTGGTCCTGTAGGTCCGACTCCACCAGATTGAGCAAATGTGATGTTATCTGTACCGATAATAATGTAATTGTTTGTGTATGTTCCAACGCTGTTTTGAATCCAGTTTGTTGAAGCATTTACTGTTCCTGAAACTACGAAAAGAAAATCACCATACTCAACTTGACCTAGAGTTGAGTTATTGAAATCAGTTGCGCGAGTAAGGACATAGGCAGCACCACCAGCACCTTGAGTTGTTACTGTGTAAATACCATTTTGAGTTTGAGTGGTTTGATCTTTGACAAGAATTCTATCGCCAACAGTAATGTTTGTTCCATCAATACTTCCACGACCATTTGATGTTGCAGTAAGTTTTGCACCAATACCAGTTCCGCCACCAGCATCAGCAGTTCCTGCTGTATAAGTTGTTGATAAATTTCCTGTTGTTGCAAGTCGTGCGGAAGAGTGAGCATTTGCAGACGAGATTGGTCCAGTAGGTCCAGTTGCACCTGTAGAACCAGTAGGGCCAGTAACACCAGTAGGTCCTGTAGGACCTGCAACTGTTGAGTTGGCACCTGTAGCGCCCGTTGCGCCAGTTGCACCCGTAGGTCCAGTTGGACCTGCTACGGTTGAATTTGCGCCTGTTGCACCAGTTGACCCAGTACTTCCTGTAGGACCAGTGCTACCAATGGCTCCAGTAGGCCCTGTAGGGCCTGCAACGGTGCTATTAGCACCTGTTGCTCCAGTAGATCCTGTGGCTCCTGTAGGGCCTGTGGCTCCTGTTGCACCTGTAACACCAGCACCAGTGGCACCAGTAGAACCAGTTGCACCTGTAGAACCAGTTGGCCCTGTAGGACCTGTAGGTCCTGTAGCACCCGTACTGCCTGCGCCAGTAGGTCCTGTTGGACCAGTCGCACCAATAATACCTTGTGGACCAACAGGTCCTAATTCAATAATTTGTGGTTGAACTGAACCAACATTATAGACGTTGGTAGTTACTGGAATTTCTACAGTTGAGACTGAGGATACATCTATAGCCATTATTGAGTCACCGAATTAACTACAGTAAAAGCACCTTGAAGAATCTTATAAACATCACCGCTTGGGCTAGTCAAATTTAAATCATATAAATAATTATTGGCTGATATTGCTGTTGTTTGAGCAGCAGTAAGAGTTAATGCTATTTGACCTAATGCTGGAGTAATAACAATCTTGCCATTAGAGGTAGATAATTCTACAGTAACGCTTGAGTCAGTAAATTGGCGCACCTGCATAAGGGCTGTATATCCAGTTAAGTCTACTGGTAAGTTATTTACTTTCCATACTGGAGATAGTTGAAAAGTAGTGCCTCTATAAACTGTTATGTTATATCTACCTGGGTTCACTTGTTCTCCTAAACGGTTGTAATGTAAGCGCCGTAGCCAGCGTTTGTTAAAATTGTATATTCAACATCTGATAAATAATATTCGTGTCCGCCAAGATAAAAGTAATCTGCATCTGCTGCTTCTTGTACTCCTGGTGTGCGAAGGCGCACTACCGATGTTCCGTAAACTAAAAGACTGTCGTTTCTTGCAATTTTATAGCGATAAAAGAAACGCCCAAAACCAGCAGGACCTTCATCAACTGTTGGTGTTCTTAATAAATACGCCACAAATTACCTTTCATTAATGAGTAGCCCCGCCCTAAAGCGGGGCTAATCGTTTTACTTACTTATCAGGAAGTAACGTTATTGATTGAAGAAGATGATTCAATACGAACCAATGCTGCTTCACGATAACGAGCAAAGCCAAGTACGCCGTACCATCCGATTGGACGGAAACGCATCAACTTGTCCACAATTGGACCGAAGATTACGTGTGGCTCTTCAGCAACTGCTTCAGCAAGTGCTTGCTTACCAGCAACTAAAGTACGGAAGTTCTTAACTCCACCAGTACCGTATACATATGCAGAAGTACCGAAGGTACCTGATGCACCTGATGCACCTGAACCGTCAAATGCGTTGAACATACGTGGAGACTCTACGAACATCGCTCCTTCATAAGTTCCAATTGTGCCTGGCCAGAACTCGGCTGCACCTGTCTCGGAATACTTATGATCGTCACGCCATCCGCCTGAACCAGTCTCAGCACGAAGATCGTGTGAAACTTCTGGGTGGATACCGCACCAGTAGTACTCGCCTTGGCGAGGAACTACTTTGTTAGCACGTAGTTTGGCTACAGCAAGACGGATATCGCGAGACTTGATTACAGAAGTATTCTGTACAAGTGCTTGTGAAGTTCCGTTTGTGTATGAACCAGCGTATGTGCTTACTGGAACTGATGCTGCTGCTGTTGGTTCAGCAATTGCGTTTGTACCGAAGTTCAATTGACGCAATGCTACTGAATCTAGTGAGTCAGCCATATTGAAAGCGATGATGTCAGCAATTGCTGGATCAACGTCTGAAAGTGAGAACAATTCTAACTTGCGGGTAGCAAGAGAAGCGTTACCGTATTCATTAAGTGTTACAGAAACGGTTGTTGTGTTTCCAAGTGCTACTGCATCTGGATCAGTTGTCTCTGTAAGTGGGGTTACTGCTTGTGCTAGATCAGTGTAGATTTGGAAGGCTACTGATGATCCTGGCATTGCCTGTTGTACTGGACGCTTATCTGCGACATCACGGATAAGAGGAACAGCACGAAGTGCAAATTCAACATAACGATCATAAGCGGTCTGTACTAGGGAAGTACCTAGGGACCCGCTACTGGAATCGGTATATGCGTTGGCCATTTATTCACCTCTTTCTTGGGGTGTAATTGTGCTTGGATGGGTTGGTCTACCTACGTCGGTTTAAAGATTGACCAAAGACTAAGACATCTAATTCTTCGCGAGAATTAGTACCATTAATTTTTGCTACTGTATCTGCATCCCTTACAGGAGCATTTGCATTTTGTGTAGCAGCATTAATACGTTGATAACTTGCCTTGGTTGCTTCTTTTTCTTCGTTGGCAGGAGCATCTTCAGGCTTAGCAAAACCAAACACATCACTGTGTTCAGTTAACCAAGCATCAATTTGCTCTGGAGCAGTAATATCGCTAGGAATAAACTTAGCGATTTTATCAGGAACTCCTTTTGAGGCCAATACTTCTTTGAGAGAACGACTGCGTAGATCAGCCTGAATACTTGCCAATTGCTCGGAAAGTTCTTTCTTCTCTTTCTCTGCACGCTTTAAAGCCTTGCGGAGATTTGCAGGACCACTATCGGAATCAATAGTTTGGTCCATATCGTCGTTATCATCATCATCATATTGGTTTGCCATTTGGCACTCCCTTTCGTTTATCGTAGATGCGTAAGCCTCAGTCTCTACAGGGGAATAGGATCTGGCTCTTACTACCAGTTTTTAAATACACACATAGGTACTGGTGAGCCTATGCGGAATCTATTTACAGGATACCTGTTTGTTCTACTCCAAGTGTTCCCTTGCTTGCACCAGCAGAACCACTAAATGCTGATATTTCTGATCTGCCTAAATTCTCTAATTGTGTTTTTGCTTGCGCTGAACCAGCAGTATTAAACTCAGATGAGACTAATTGTCCACCAACCTTGCCAGCATCTTCACCATATATAGCGGCTAATTTTTGCTCTTCTGGTAATCCTTGTGCAATATTGGCATAACCTGCTCTTGCTTGTGCTTGTGTAATACCTTGTGCTGCAAGGTCTGCACTAGTTTGTAGATTAACACCTAAGCCTTGACGTGCTGCTTCGCCAGCAATCTGAGTTGCTTGAACCTTTTGAGCAATTACATTTGAGGCTAACTTAGGATCAAGAACGTGAAGAATCATATCGCCCTTGCTTAAACCAAATTGTTGCTGTAATGCTAAAGTTACATATGGATCAGCGTTATCAATTACAGTTCTTGCTGCATCAACACGTTGTTTAACTTCAGTTGGAGATACATCCTTAGCAATTAAATCTGCAAGGGTGGCTGTATCTTTATATACTGCTGGAGATAATCCAGCCTGAATCATTACATCTTTATAAGATTCTTCAGTTGAAAGATATTCTGCTGGACTAAGTACTGGCAAACCTTGTTTTAAACGTGCTTGGTTTCCAGCAAATCTAGCCTGCCATTCTGGTTCGCTTTGAATTTTAATCATAGCAGTTGCATCATCATAACCGCCTGTAGTAATAAGAGTTACATACTTATCACCAAGTGCTGAAAGATCATATGAACTTAAAAGGCTTTTTGCTGTTGAAATCCAGTTAGTTTTTTGGGCTTGATCTTTTGCTGCTGAAGCAGCGGCTGCTGCATTTGATGCAGTTAAAGCACTGGCTTTATTTAATAACGCTGCTGAGTATGTAGCATATGCTGCTTGATCTGTAAATACTTGACCATCTGATGCAACATATTTATTGCCTGCTAACTCACTACTTGCTTTATTAAAGTCAATTCCAGAATCATTAGATGCGACTGGAGTTACTGGAATTGGTGTAGTTCCTAGTGTTTCGCCTTCAAGTCTTATGTCTCTCATTAACTAACCTTTCCTAGGGTTTTAAGTAATCCACCTACGCCGCCAAGAACTGTGTCACGAGCGTTGTTTGTGTATCCCCAAGCAGGGTTTGTTTTAACGGTTTTTTCAAAATCATATAATGCAATTGGCTTAGGATTAGCAGGATCAGTACCACGAAGAGCATCTGTAACCATTTTGCCATATCCAGTTGTATCACCAAGGTTAACTTGATCTGGTGCAATTTCAAGCAGATTGGCTAGTGTATTAATATAAGGAGCAGCAATAGAACGCATAGTCATACCAGCATCTAATTGTGCAGTAAAAGCACCATAGTTTTGTTTGGTAGTTTTAAGGATATCTGCTTTCCAAGTATTTAAATCTGACTTACCTAAAAGAATACTTTGTGCTGCTTGACTATAATAGTCTGCACCACCAGATAATGTTAGGTTACTTAAACCATTATCATAAGCATAAGATTTTAATTCACTTGCATAATTAAATGCTGAACCACCAGGAAGTGCTAAATTGATTTTACCTAATTCGGCAATATGAGTCTTAAGGGCTGTGGTGTCTAATCCTTTACCCCAAGATTGATCTAATGCCCATTCAACTAAATTACCAGTTCTGTCGTGTGGCTTATCAACTGTAGCCTCTACACCCAGTTGATCTGGTGATAATGCAATGCCTTGACTTACTGCTGTTTGAGCAATAAGGGTACGCATACGATTATATGAATCAGCGTATGTTCCAGGAGCAGATAATCTTGCACGCTCTGATGCTTGCCAAGATTCTGCGTGAGTTTTAGCCCAATCAGTATTTAAAAATTCTGCTTTAAATCGGTTAGCATCCCAATTTTCTTTACGTGCTTGGTCAAACAAAGCCTTAAGAGATGGATCAGAATTAATTAATGCAGCCTGTACGCCATACTTACCCTGGAACTCTGATACTTGTTTGGCATCAGCAACTGCGGCAGCAGCGGCTTTATCTGCAGTAGATCCTTTTGATTTACCAGATCCACCAGATCCACCAGTGCCACCAGTGCCACCAGTGCCACCAGTTTTACCTGCAGGGTTGACTCCACCAGTTACTAAAGTTCCAGTCCCTGTTGCGCCAGTACCGCCAGTAGAACCTACTGGTCCAGCAACTCCAGTTGCGCCAACACGACCTTCTCTTACATTTGCAGTTTCAACAGTACCAGTTAGTGTTGCAGGAGTCGCTTGAAAACCTGAAATTGATTCAACTGGTTTAGTAACGGGTGGTGTTGATGAAAGATTTGGATATGGTAATGCTCTACCAGCCTGTTGTGCTTTAGCATTTGCATCTTGTTTTGATTGATAATCTTTAACTGTCGTTTCTTGTTTTGCCGCATTAGCATTATCTAAAGCAGTTTTAATGTCAGCATCTGTTACGGCTAATTTACCAAACCCACTAGTCTCTGAACTTTTAGTTGTTGGATTACCTTTCATATCCCAAATACCCAAAGATTGTAACGCTATAATTTTACGAGCAGCCTCGGCTAATTTAGGGTCATCACTATTGACATAATCTTTAACTTGAGCAATATTAATGCCACCATTAGGTAATTCTTTATTTAATTCATTAATATTAAATCCAGCAACTGTTGATTTTTTAACTAATTCTTTAGTTGGTGTTGCGCCTAATTCATAGAATTTTCCATCACGAACAAAGCCAACCATCTTTCCACTACTTTTAGATACTACAGTATTGACTACACCAAATGGAATATTTTTATCTATTCCAATATTAATTACTTGATCTATCCACGTATTCTTTGGTAAATTAGTATCCATTAGTAACCCCCAGAAAATGTGTTCATTGCTGATTTCATAGCATCAAAATAATCTGTTGCTGCTGTGTAATCGCCAGCCTCAGCAGTTCCTTTAACAAGATTGGTTATATAATCTGTTTCTGTTAAACCAGTTGAAGATCCAGTTGAGCCACCAGTACCACCAGATACGCTTACTCTTTCTGGATGAGATGCAGCATACTTTAAATAATCTTGATGATATTGTTGAATTTCTTTTTCAGTCGCATCGCGCCCCATAAGGTTTTGATATACAGCGTTTGTTACCGCTTTTGTGCGAACTAAATCTGGTCTATCAATAGATGTGGATGTAGATGAGGTCGCTATATCGGAACCATTAACAACTTTATATCCACTAGAAGTACTGCCACCAGTAGGTGTTGTTAAAGTTGCACCTTGATCTTTTACTCTTGATTCACTCATCTATTAACCTAACCTTGCGAATACGGAGTTAATTACTGTATTTAACTCTGGTGTCTTGTCAACTACTTGCTTTAGATATTTCTGCCAGTTATCTTTTTCTGCGTTAATTAGTTCTTGATAAGCATTATTGTTGCGTAAAGATGTAACTTGATTATTATGGATTGACCAATCTCTATAAAGATCGGCTACAAGTAATGCTTGTTCTCCATATGCGCTTTTAATTTGTGATGAAGTCTTATTAGCAAATAACTCAGCAAAGTCATTTACTGCTAAATCTGCTGTATGACGCTTTGCAGTTGATGAATAATCATCCCACCATAATGGGTTCATATTTCCATATTGGTTTACAAAGTCATTCCAGTTAGAACGCTCAGCAGCCTGAGATACTCCAGCCTTTTTTAACTTATCCATTTGAGCAAGGTGTGCTTGTTTCTGTTGAGCAATATAGTTATTTCCAGCGGCTGTATAATAAGAAGATAAGAAATCTTCTGGAGTCTTATTTGCCCTAAGGTGCATTTTAATAACTTCATCGTGGATAGCCTGAGCATCACCCTCAAGATCAGTTGCTTGTGGGATAAAGAAAGCAGCACCATTAGCGTTCTTGCTATTAATTAAATCTTGATTTCCTTCAATCCAATTGATAGCCTTATTTGTATAAGGAATCATTGAACCTTTAATTGCAGCCTCTGTACGAGAGATAGTATATGAAATAGCACTATCGCCGTGTTTATCTAAGAAAGTATTTAAAGCCTCTATATAAGTATAAGGCTTGCCTGTAACTGGAGACTTTTCTTTAAGCATCTTATAGAACTCATCGCGTAAGCCTGGATCTTCTTGGCTTACTGCTGGTGCTAAAGGACTCATTGTTCCTAGTAATGCTTTCATAATCATAATTGATTTAGCATTATTTTTAATACGATCAACAAATGCTTGTTTTTCTAATGGTGAAGCATCAGCACTTGGTACTTTACCGTGATACTGCGCTGCTGATAAAGCGGCAATAGTTGCGTTATAAAAAGATGATTCAGTTTCTTTTGCATCAATAGCGTGGAAAACAGTTCTTGCTACTGAGTTAGGCATTAGTTGGTCAAATAAACTCTTTGAAAATCCTGCTCCGCCAACAACCTTTTTAATTTCACGATCTAAGGTTGGGTCAAATGAACCAATTGTATTTGCTGCAATTGATACGAATGGAGATACTCCAGGAGTATTAAACTCTGGGAGTACTGTTTTTAAAGATTCTAAATTACCAGTTACAGTTACTGGCAGTCCTCCTACTACTGGCAATCCAAAGGCTGCGGCACCACTTAATACCATAGAACCAAATTCACCAATTACAGGAACTGTTAAATGTTTTTGTCCATTAGCATCTTCTTCAACAAACCCTGGATCATTTAATCCCTGTTGAATTAATTGATACTGACGGAAGGCTGCTGGGTTAGTAGAGATTAAAGCACCAGCACGGCGCATAGCCTGCTCTTGTGCAAAATAGAATGGTAGATAGTTACGTACCAATACGCCAAATTGTGTACGCATTGCAGTATTGTGAATCTGAGGAACCATAGCAAATGAAGCACGGGTCATAGCAATACGCAGACCTTCTTCTTCGCTAATCTTTCCAGT